GCGTCATTGACCACGCCCACCGCGAGATACACAAGGGGCGGTCGTATCATGCGGCCCATCTTTGGGCGGCCATTGCTGACGACGCAACTGCTCAGGTGTTGGTCTCAACGTCGGGCTATGAATGCCACATGGTGCCGCAAGCCTCAGTGGGCGGGGACTTTTTCGCCTACATTTACGAGGGCACAGTGGTCACAGGTGCCAGCGGGACGGCGGTCACGGCGTTTTGCCAGAACCGTCAGGCCCCTATCGCAGCCAGCGCTCAGGTGTTTCATGGGCCTGAGGGGATTAGCGCGACAGGTACGGCTATTGTTCCCGGTCAATTATTGGCTGGCGGTGGTGGTCCCAAGTCGCCTGGCGGGGCAGCACAAAGCCGGTCGGAGTGGATATTCAGCGCTAATCAGAACTACCTTATACGATTTGTGAACAAAGCAGGCGGCACCAAAGCTGCTAGCGTTACCCTGGAATGGTATGAAGATTAACAACCATGCGGCGCGGTTGCGGCGCGAAAGCGAAAAACTATGGACCCGACAATCGCAGAGGCCGTAATGCTACAGCAAGCCGACGCAGGGTATCAGGCACAAGCGCCAGAAAACAACCTTGTATGCGGGCGCTGTCGTTGGTGGAATGGTGAAGGTGAGATGCCGTGCCGTTTGGTGGTCAATGAACCGTTGACCATTGAGGCAGGCGGGTTTTGCCAGCGATGGGACGCGAATCCAGAAGCGCCGCCACTGCCGGATGAAAACAGCCCGGATGAAGGCGAACAAGCGGGGGAGTACGGAGAATCCGCGCCGCCCGCGTTGCCGCCACAAACAACAATGCTCGTTGAGGGCGTAGAGTTGCTGGAAAACACGCTAGACGTTGACGCGCGCAAGGTGGACGTGGTAATCATTCGGCCCGGTTGGTCAAAGAATGGCCGATATTATAGCCCCGAAGTGCTACAAAAAGCGGCGGGGTTGTTTGAGGGCGTTAAGGCATACGCCAACCATCCGACAATGGAACAACTCAAGAGTGGCGATGGTCGGGACGTGCGCGATATTACGGGCGATTACACCGGCGTGCGCGTAGGCTCCGGCGGCGAAATTCTGGCAACTCGGCATGTATACGGAGTTGCTGGGGATGCGGTCTGGCCGCTTATTACGCGGGCGTTGGAAACAAAACGCCCTGTCGTGGGCATCAGCATTAATGCCGTTGGCAAAGCGTCTAAGGGCAAGGCTGCTGGGCGTGAGGGCTTGATTATTGAAGACATTACCCACGCTAACAGCGCGGACGATGTAGACATGCCCGCCGCCGGTGGCGGTTTCCAGGCATTGGTGGCCGGGACAGCGCATACTCTGGTGGGCGATATCCTGGAAGCGTTGACGCTAGATGAGATTACCAACGCCCGGCAGGATTTACTAGATGAGTACCGGGGCACGCTTGACGTATCCCCCGATGACTTGCAGGAAGCGCGGACAGACCGGGATAAGGCCATGCAAGGCTGGCGTAAGTCCCAGACTGATAACGAAACGTTGCAGGGCAAGGTAGATGCAACAGAGTCGCGCAATGTAGAACTAGCCGAAGAAGTCACGGCGCTACAGGAGAGCTTACAGCGGACGGCGCTGGAAGTGGAACTGGAGCGCGTGTTGGCCGAGGCGCGTTTGCCCGCAGACTGGGCAAGCGACATTCGTGAGCAATGTAAGCAACTACCTCCTGAGCAATGGCTAAAAGTTGTGCAGCGGGACCAGCGCAAAGCAAAAGCGGTAAAGGCCGCGCCGCGCGTGCATGTAGAGGGCGCTCCATTACGTGAGCAAGAAATTCGCCCGCCGCAGCCGCAACCGCGCGACATGATACCGCGTCCTGATGAGGACTATGCCGATTGGAACCGCCGCATGGAACGCCTAGCGGCTCAGGGAAAGTGACAGTGAGAGCATGGCAGTAGCAGGAAAGACCGCTATTTACGATACGCCGAAGAATCCCGTCTGGGAGTTCGGCGCAGCCAGTGGTACGGGCGTTATTAACGTCAATGACTGGCTGATCTATTCTGGTAGCTTCGTGTTGGCAGGCTCCGGCTATACGCCCGCCAACAAAGCATCCGGCGCGGGTATCGCGTTGGAGTCCAATCCCCAGTACGACTCGTTCGGCAACATTGTTACCGCGTCGGCCCTGAAATACGGGCGTGGCGGTATCTATCATGTGTCGGCGGCGTCGGGTGCTGCGGCGTGGACGTTGGGTATGCCCGTGTGGGCAAGCGCGACTGGCTCTGGTGTGGCCGCCCCGACTGGGTTGTCGGGCGTAGCTGCGTATTGGCAGCAGGCCGCGAAGGTTGGTATCAACACCGCGAACCAGGCAGGCACGGCGGCAGAAATCGCCTTTGCCACTGGTCACGCGACTATCGTTGGCTTTACGGCTGTGGGTGGCAATTCGGCAGAGCTTGATATCCTGCTGATGCCTGCTCGCCCGGACTACTACTAGGGAGAGCGAAAAATGACACAGCAAGCTAAGGTCTACGAAGTTCAGCGCGGCGTCAATGACCAGATCGCAGGCTTTCGCCCGCAGCAACGCGAGATGCCAGTTCTGGAAAACTACGACCCGATCACCAATCTGCTCGAACGTGAGGGCAGCCGTTACCCGATGCGCTTGCATGAGGCGTTGGTGTTGAAGCCGGACGCAGCGAGCATTCTGCGTGACGGCATTCGTTTCCTGGCGTTCAGCACTATGCGGGGCATTCCCAAGACTTGGGACCAGATCGCACGGGTTGAATCGAGCGACAAGCCAGAGGAAGAATATCTGCGTGACGGCGCGATGGGCGTCATTCCGATCAAGCCGTCTGGTGAGCCTGTTGACTTCGCGGTCGGCGGCTTCGAGGGTGGCACTAAAATCACCAACTATCTGCGCCGTATCGGGCGGCAGGTTACGGGCGACGATATCAAGTTCGACCGTATCGGGAAAGTCCGCCAGATCGCTTTCGAGATGGGCCGCGCAGCGGTCGCCACTGAGGAAGCGACGTTCTATGACGTGGTTACTACCACCGGCAACTATACGCGGAACTCTACCACCGGCGATAACGACGTGGGTTCGAACACTGGCACCACGACGTTTAACGCGCTGGGGTTAGACACGGCGTTTACGACCATCAGCACCAGCAAGGACCGGGTATCGGGGCAGTATCTTGGCTACAATGCGGACACGCTGATTACTACGCCCAAGATGGAATTCCCGGTTAAGCAGATGTTGCTGTCGGATTACCTGATGGTTACGACTTCAGCCGGTGTGCGTGGCATGGGTACGACAAACCCGTACATGCAGATGGGTATGCTTAAGCGTATCATCGTCTCGCCCTGGTTTGGCACCTCTTACCAATGGGCGCTCGTGGATACCAACGCCTATTCGTTTGTGTGGCAGCAGGTTTTACCCTGGCAAATCTTGCAGGATAACATGAACGGCACTTCCGAGGCGTGGTTGGTCAATAACGCTATCAGATACGTTATCCAGGGGCACTTCGGCCTGGGCTTCGTAGATGACCGTGCGTGGTACTACAGCGACAGCACGACCGCTCCGACCGTGAGCTAATCGTTCAACAAGTGAAAAGCGGGGGAGGGGCAACTCTCCCCCACCATAAGGGGACAAACGCAATGAGTATGCCGGATTTTGTACAGTATGGGCAGTTGACGCCAGAAGGCCAGAAGGTTGTAGATCATATCGAAGGCGTGATCGATGAGGCGCTGGCAGCGTGTGACGGCCAGAACATTACCCCCCTCAATGAGATGGCGGGCGTATACCAGGAATTTTACGCGATGGTAAAGTCTACCGGCGCGGTAAAACTTGAGGACTGGGTAAAAAGTCGCTCCTATCCTACGGGACAGATTTGGGGCCGGATTGTTGAGGCCGAAAAGCAAGCCGAGCGCGCCGAAAAAGCCGAAGCGCAGCAGGGGCAACTAGACGAGCGGCTGGCGAAACTTGAGGAACAGCTTGCGGCTGTCTTGCAAGAAAACGCGGCGCTTAAAGCGCAGGTTTCTGTTACTGAGGATGAGAACGCGGCCACCGAAGAAGAAGCGGACGAACCGGAAGCCGAAAAGAAGCTGGCCCCGAAACGCCGCCGCCGCAAGACCCAAACTCAGGACACAGAAGGGCAAGAAGCCCCGGCGGAAACCAACGCCGAGGGGGAACCCGCTCAGGAGGAGTAAGCCATGACGGTACATGTAGAACGAACCGGCTACTCAATTAGCGGGCTTAGCGCTGCGCAGACTGGCAGCGCACTTGATACGCGGGCTTGCTACAACTATGGCTATCTATTCTATAAGGCCAGCGCGGAATCGGGGATATTCAACCTTGAGGGCGCGCACGACCTGACAGCCTGGATGGTTATCGGCACGTACACCGCCACCGCCACCCAGACCGGAACGGCGCAGATTGCCGGGTATTTCCCGTATGTACGGGCAAACTTGACCAGTGTATTCAGCGGGGCCAGCAAGACGGGCATCGTGTGGGTACATTACGCCGGGGGTATTCAGTAAATGACGTTGACAACGGCGCAACAAGTGCGTTTGCGTATTCAGGACCAGCCGGTGGTGGCAGACAATCAATATACGTTCGACGGTAAAACGTCAGCGTTTAATCTGCCACATCGGAACCTGACCAGCGCGTCCGCGTTTGTGTACGATGGCAATGAGCAATGGAGCGCAACGGGTGTAACGTTTAATGCGTCCGGCTACGTGACGTTCTCCGCCGTTGGCAGCGCGAACAGCGGGTATCGGACGCGCTATGTGTACTCCGTGTTTAGCGATGACGAGATTGGGCACTTTACCGCAGTGGGCGGCAGTATCAACGGCGCGTCACTGGAAGCCGTGCAAACGCTCATGTTTGATAGTCTCAAGCGTGCAAACTGGGCCGCGCCCGATGGCACAAAGTACGATGACACAAAGGCAATGGAGCAGTTGCGCGCGATGTATGGTCAACTGACGGCTGAAATAGAGAGCCTCCAAACCGATGACGGCGGCTACGAATCGTGGGCGCTTGGTCAGGCACGGTGGGGGTAAGCTGTGAGTGATTCTTATCGCATGGTACAAAACGAGTGGGAATAAATTCCAGTAGAGTAGAAAGCGACTGCAATGTGTAATAAGCCGAAATCCGCGATTGTGCGTATTGAGCCAAAAGTTCGCCCAACGATGCGCGATGTTCTCACCACTGTTCCTGAGTTTAATGAGGAAATGCCAGTGGTAATCGTGGTCAATAACAACTGGGATAAAGATACATATAAGCCCAAGAATCTATGCCGTCATGTTCGGGACGGCGTATTGCCGCGCGCTATATGGGCCAGAAACGAGGGGGGCTACAATAGCACACTAGTGTGTCTTGACTGCCTACTCGAATGGCTAATATCCCACCGTGACGAGGTGCTCACACATGAGCTACCGGGGTCCGAATAAGGCGCGTATCCAGAGGCAGGTAGTAGGCGACCTGATGCGCCACGCCGGTGAGCCGGTTGTGTGGCGAGAATATATCAGCGCTGGTTCTGATACCGGCAGCGCCTACTACGCGGGCGGCGGCACAACACGCTACTACCGTGAGCAGGCCATCACGGGGCTGTTAGCCGCGCCGCAGATGGGCGAATCGCGGTTCCGTGAAACGCAGATGCCCGCCGGTCAAGAGGTTGCTGGCGACGCCATGATTACGACCATGACGGCGCTGGGAATACAAGACGAACTTGTGTGGCGCGACGTGACGTATCGCATTGAGAGCGATAGCACGCCGGAGCGCATTGGTGGGCGTGTGATGTGGCGCACGGTGCTACGGCGCGGTGATGACACGACAGCATGGCAACCGTCGCCTCCCTCGGTGGTTCTATCGAACAGTGACGGGGCGACGGTATACGCGGCGTTTGAAGTCACCGCTACGTTCTCGAATGCGGTCACGGGGTTGTCGGTTGGCGAGATAACCGTCACTAACGGCACGGCCTCGGCACTGTCGGGTAGTGGCACAACGTACACGTTTACCGTGACGCCTACGGCAGTTGGCGACGTGACGACACAAATCCCGGCGGGTGTGTGCCAGGATGAAAGCGGGCGCACAAATACGGCGTCTAATGAACTAGTTCGTAACTACGTGTTTCAGGACGCCTTTACCCGCGCTGATGGCGCACTGGGTGACGATTGGACCTCTAACGCCTCGTGGCAAATTGGGTCTAACACGGTCACGAATACGCCTACGCTGGGGTCGGAAGAATTTGCTGACGGCGGGCTTGAGGGAAATTACACGGGTGGCTTCTGTGACTCGTGGGCAGCTACCGCCGGGACCGGGGTTCAGTCCGCCGATGTGCATGGGGGTAGCAAGGCGCAGCAGTGGCAAGCGGGCGCGTATGCGCAATCCTTGCGTATGCTGATGGCGACCGCCGATGCAGCAGTGGGCGAGTGGTTCCACGCCGAGGTATGGGCCAAGCGCACGGTGATAGCCAACAACGGGATCGCGTTTGAGTTGGCGTCTACTAATTGGCTATTGTGCGGCGTGAAAATAACCGACGCCAGCTACGATAATTTGGCAACCCAGGCGCTTTGCATGTCAGCGCTCAGCATGTCCACCTATGCCCGAAACACATTGTCGGGCGTAGGAGATACGGTCATCATTGACGACCTCTCGCTAAAGCGCATCATGACGGCTGACTTGTTCGCTGTCGTTGAGGGGCCAGTGGACGTGACGGCGCAGATCGAAGTCACCTTGCCGGACCAGGGCGTGTGGGGCGGGCTAGTCGTTTCGCTTGACTCCGTGTCCAATCCGCAAAACTACGTGGTTGTCATGGTGAACCCGCCGAACAAACTGTACGCAATTAAGGTTGTGGGCGGCGTGCCTGATACGACCTACGTGCTGAATGAAACCATCACCTATAGCGCGGGGCAAGCGGTCAAAATAGTCAAGGCGACCGACACGTATCAATTCTTCTACAACGGTGCGCAAATCGGCGGCGATGTGACTATCTCCGACGCAGGCATTATAAACAATGTGTATCACGGCATGTTCGGCACCTACAACGCGGTGCAATTTGACAACTTTGAGTTAGGCGCGTAGGCGCACAGTAGAAAGGCCATCCAAGTGAAGGTATCGCGTGTCATACCAACGTGGGCGGAGATTGCCAGCGAAGTGTTGGAAAAGTCCGCGCAATTTGAAGACATGCTCCGCATTGTCGAGAAACTTGCAGACATTACAGGGCATAGTATCTTCCGTGTGAGCGGAGCGGAATGGGTCGTTGCGGATATGTCGATCCCTGGATTGTTAGAGGGGCCGGAATTTCCCACTTTCGCACAGGCATTTGATGCCTATTTGCGGGTTATTGTAAGCAAAGCACAGGGCGAAACGCCAGAAAGTGGCACGGATGAATAGCAACGGCAAACAACCGCGCAAGGTTCTAATCTACGGTGACGTAGCCGTCCCTACCGGATTCGGGCGCATCGGCGCGGCAATCTATAAGCATCTCGCCAGCAAGGGCTACAACGTCTACGCCGCGTGTATTCAGTACGACGGGCTGTTACCACCGCGCACGGGCGTTCCATTCGCGGCGGCGCTACAAGGCAAGCCGTTTGAAGGCGCGCTGACGGGGGTGTGGGCGGCGTTTCAGCCGGACCTCATCTTGTCGCTGCAAGACTTCCCGTATCATATCAATCTGCGGCATGGGTCGGGGGTTGATTGGAGTACGACGGGGCATGTGGCCTTGACGCCCGTTGACGGCGTGCCGATTTACAAGAACTGGCTGGACGAAGTGCCGAACTTCGACGCGCTGATGACCATTAGCGAATTTGGCGTTGAGGCGTTCCGCAAAGCAGGGCATCAGGCGACGTTGTGCCCGCCCGGTGTAGACGCAAGCGAGTTCTACCCGCTGCCGGATGATGTACGCGCAACGCTGCGCGAAAAGGTGGGACTTCCCGCCGATGCGTTTGTGGTGGGCATGATGGCGATGAACCAAGGCCGCAAGGATTTCCCGTCAATGGTGGCGGGGTTTGCCGAAGCGTTCCGTGACGTGCCAGAGGCGCGGCTATACCTGGATTGTGACAAGATGAGTCCCGCCGGATGGGATATGCAATCTCAGCTTATGGACTTCGTTATGCTAGATCATGGGCGCGTGCTATTCCGCGAGGATGCACTCAAGGCAGGCGTAGTGGGGCTAAATGAGCGGTACAACCTGCTTGACCTACACGCCGTTATTGCACACCGTGAGGGGTTTGGTTTGCCGCACATCGAAGCGATGGCGACGGGTATACCCAGCGTGGCGATTGATTATTGTAGCGGTCCTGAGATTATCGGCATTGACAAACGCGGGGCGCTGATTAAGGCCACGCCAGGAATGCCGGGGACGTGGGGCGGGGCGGTCAACTATCGGGTTGACGTACCAGACCTTGCCAAGCAACTCCGCTATCTGTACGACCATCCCGCCGAACGCAAGGCACGCGGCGCGGCGGCGCTGGCGTGGGTCAAGACGGAACGCACCTGGGAGCGCGCAATGCAGAACGTGGACGCCGTGTTGGACAGGGTGTTTGAGAAGCGCGGCGCGGACATGGCGCGTAAGCACGCACAGGCACCGCAGGCCGTGCCCGTACAGCCGCCGTTGCCCGCTGGCGTGACGCCGGTTGCTTCGGTGATTAATTTGAACGCGCCGATCTACGTGGGGGCCAACAACCCCGCAGAGCTTGCGGAGCAGTTGGGGCAAGCGGTCGGGCAACAGGCGCAGCAAGCCATCGCATCTGTGCCGGTCAAGGCTGGCGATGACGGGAAGGTAGGCGGCGATGAATGATAATCGCGTTAACCCGACTTTTTGCATGGTGCTATTTGGCGGGCCAGAAGACCCTAACCCACCAGAGCACAACGTTGGTCCAGACAAAATGAAAGTAATGCTTGTGTTTGGCTCTGGCCCTTCCTGGTTGGCGGGTTGGGCAAACGCCTATACAACGGCGATGGGCTGGCCCTGCGCCAACAGTGTGTGCTTAGATGAGGATATCACAGCCAGGCTTGCCGCGCTGCCGCTTTATGAGCAACTCGAAGCGCTGCCAAGACTAGACCCTGATTTATACGGGTTTATTGAGGCGAACATATCAACCGGGGCAGAGCAATGGTGGTCAGATATGATTACCCTCTATCGCGGGCAAATTTCACGGCTAGCACATGATAAGCAGGGAGCCGACAATGACGCCCCGGCTTAGTGTCATTATTCCGGCGTTTGACCATCTAGCGGATGTATCGCGTTGTCTCAAGAGCGTTCGGGATACCACCGACCCGGTGCTGACTGAAGTTCTGATTCAGGACGATGCAAGCAAGATGTACAGCGGCCCGCTGATTTTTGGTGATATCTGTGAGCGAAATTCGCCTAACTTGGGATTCGCAGGCAATTGTAACGCCGGGGCGAAACGTGCTCAGGGCGAAATCCTGTTCTTTCTAAATCAGGATTGCTACACGGAGCAGCAGGGCTGGGACGCTAAGCTGCTAGCACTGTTTGATGCTGAAAAACAGTGCGGCGTCGCTGGTCCTACCCTGCTCTTCCCGGATGGCCGCGTGCAGAGCGTAGGCGGCCAGTTTGATGCAGCGTCCCAGCCTTATCATGTGGCACTCCACGCGGTAAATCCCGACTGGGCACCGATAAACACCCAGCGCGTCGTCGGATGGGTTACGGGCGCAGCGTTCGCCGTGCGGCGGGGGCTGTGGAATATGTGCGGCGGCTTCGATATCGCTTACGGGCGCGGGTACTTTGAGGATGTTGACTTTTGCGTGCGTGCGCAGTTGGAAGGCTGGCAGGTGTGGCATGAGCCAGGAGTACGCTTTACGCACAGCGTAGGCAGCACGGGCGGCAATCCCGGCGGATTTGCCAAGAACGCCATGACGTTTAAGCGCCGATGGGTGGACACCAAATACGTGACGCCCGACGTGCCGGTAATCAAGGTTAACTACTGGGCGTAATGCCCATGCACGACATTGTACGCGGCCTAGTAAGAGAGGGAATGAGCAATGAGCACTACGATATATCTAGTACAGGTTTTGGGACAGATGGCGCGGCACGACAGCTTGGATGCGGCGCGTGGAGATACGGAACTTCTTATCCGGCAGACATGGAATGAACATGCTTTCGCGTGGCACGGACCCATTGAACACGAGAAAGGGTTGCGTACTTGGACAGCATGGGTTACGGGCTTTTCGGGCACAAGCCCAGTAGTTGGCACGGTTATCGAGGTAACGTGCGATGACTGATACGCACTACTTCGTCGCCACCTATAGCGGGGGAAAGCCTCGCCGAACAGCGGTATATGAGCAGCGACACGACACGCTGGCGGTAGCTCAGGCGGCAATTGAAGCGGCATGGGAAGCGGAGAATAAGCCTTTTGGTCCTGCCGAATGGAAAGCGTACGATTTCGGGGAAGCTGACAACAGTTCGGTAGCCCATTTGAACTTGGTAGGCGTATTGGCATCGAAAGGCCATCGCGTGCAACTGGGCACTGTTTGCGAATACGACCTATCTCGATGCTTAGCCATCATTGATACCATGCAGCACGGCATGATGATTGAGTTTCGTGCCTGTCAGATATGCAGTCAAGAACGCGCCGCGCTTGTGGCGGATACCGCTGATGGCGAATACGGCTACATGTCTGTTTGCCTCGAATGCCTTGAGGCTGCGATAGCGCAGTGGAAAGAGTTGCACCGTGAGTAAGCGGCTATCAACCTACATGCTGACGACACACGTTCCTGAAGGTAAGGAACGCGCGGTAACAAGCGTTGAAGATGCAATGTTTGTGGTAATGGATGCACTACTCCGGCTTGTGGGAAAATCGCAGGTTGTCGGGCGAATGGATTCCCGTAACAACGGGTGTCCGGTCTATGATTGGTTTGTGACCATAGACGACTCAACTATCCATCTGGCGACGCTAAAGCATACCGAACCCGATACGGAAGGGTCAACATCATGAAAATCCTAATCCTGGCCGACCATTGGGCAGTTGCAAGCGGGCGTTATGCCACTGATGCGCTGCGGCGCATGGGGCACGATATACGCACGGACGGCACGCCGCACGGCAACGCGATATGGGGCCATACGGTCGCTGATGAATATGTGTGGCATCCTGAGCCGCCGGAGCGGGGCTGGAAGCCTGACCTCGTGCTGGCAATGGATAGCCACCTGGACGGTAAGCGCGTGGGCAAGATGCCGCATGTAGTGTACGGCGTAGATAACCATGTGCGCAGCTATAGCCAGTTCAACGACTGGGATCACCTGTTCTTAGGGCATGGCAACGGTCAGCGTATTGGCGAAGACGGCGTGACGTGGCTCCCGTGCGGCTATGACGCGGAACACTTTGCACCGGGCAAGAAGTGGGCCGAACGCGAGTTTGACGTGGCGATGATTGGCGTCATGTATCCCGAACGCGCTGCGATGATCTACGAACTAATTGCGAACATTCCCGGTATCAAAATCCGGTATGCAACCGGGTTGATTTACGCCGATTATGCCAAGGCGTACCAGAACAGCAAGATCAGCCTTGTTGCCAGCGCCAACAACGACGTTGCCCAGCGCGTGTGGGAAACCGCCGCGATGGGGTGCCTTGTAGTCAAAGACGCCAATGATGACGACGAAGCGCTAGGCTTGAAATATGGCGAGAACTGTCTCGTATACACCACGCCTGGGCAACTTGTATCCGCCGTGCGCGGGGCGTTAGAAGCACCGACGCTAAGCCAGCGCATTGCCCGTAAGGGAGCAACGTGGGCTAAGTCGGGAACGTGGGAGCAGCGGCTACGGGTGATTGTGGACTGGGTAGAGGGAACTAGCGGTCGGAAGGCCGAGAAAGCAAAGCAGGACAATGACGGCTAACGCGAAGGGCTTTGTGGTAACACTGGCGCAGGACATACACGACGAAGATGTACTGCGTGTAGTTGGACTGCTGATGCTGATTAAGGGCGTGGTTCACGTTGATACGGTTACTGATAATGGGTACAGCGACGTTGTTAATCGCGAGCGCATCCGCGCAGAGCTACTTCAGCAAGTGTTGAAAGTGATACGCGATGGCGGATAAGAAGAAGTGTCTGGATTGCAATGGCACGGGTAAGGCCCGTAATTTTGGCCCTAATCAGAAGTGTACACTGTGCAACGGGACTGGGCTTGATTGCGTAGCTCATCACTGGGAAATCTTGTGGCCCAACCTTTACGGTGATTATCCCTGGCGGAATACGGAAAAAGCGAAAGCGCCAGAACATGACGTATAAGCGAAATGATATCCCGCCGCCGCGCTATGTATGTGACCAGTGCAGTACAACAGCGACCGGGGTAGTGCCTACGTTATCGGGTAGTGAATTTTGGGTAACGCCGGAAGCCTGGCGATATCGGCTTTGGGGTTATCAAGACGGACAGTATATAGGAGATTCTTGGCATCTCTTGCCAAGCGGCGTTGAGAGAACTGGTCTTCTGGTTTGCAGTCCGTCGTGTGACTCTGATTGGATAAGCGAGCACAATGTAACGGGTAGCATGATTTGGTATAGTCGAGGACTCCCGCTACTAACCTGGGTAAGAAAGCAGGACAGCGACAATGACTAAACGCGGACTAAATCTCGGCTGTGGGCGGATTATCCTGCCGTGCGAACAACCGGCACATCACCGCTTTTTGCCGAGCGAGATATACACCGACCCGGCGATAAGGTGGGATAACGCGGATTTGCACGCCAACGACGGCGTAAACCTAATCCTGGATGCGTTTGACTATCCCTGGAAAACCGAGCAGCTATCTGCTAATGGCGCTTATTCTGTCGAGTGGGAAATACCGGACAATACCTATGACGTGGTGCTGGCGGCCCACCTTATCGAACACATCCCGCACGTTGTCACACGCAATGGGCAGTTTGCCAAGTCGTCTGGCGGTTGGTGGGCGTGGTGGGATGAACTAGGGCGCGTGCTTAAGCCCGATGGCGTGGCATACGTGCTGTTCCCTTACGGGTGGAGCAATGGCGGCTTAATGGACCCAACGCATACCCGGTATCTTACGCTAGAAGCGTTCGGGTACTTTGCGCCGAACCCGGATGCGCCGTTTGATTACCACCTGAAACACCTGTGGGACGTGATGTATGGTCCCATGTTGGGCTACAGTGAACATGGTATCAACGCAGCAGCACAGGCGGGTATCCCGCCAGAAGCGCGCGGCGCGTTTATCCAGCACATGGCAAAGACGCGCTTGAACATCATAACCGAAGTTGGGATAGGGTTACGAGTGAACAAGGATGCAGGTATCAGTCGAGTACAGCCAGCTACAGCAAGAGCAGAAGTCGCTGATCGGGAAGTCGGGGCGCGTCAAGACGCGCGCAAAGACCAAGTTACGGTCGGTATCGCTGGCAATTGAACGTCGCATCAAATACGAGATGCCAGTGGATACGGGACGTGCTCGTGCATCATGGGGCCACTGGACGCCCGGTGATATACGCGGCAATAAAAACGCTGGCTCTAGCGATGCGGTGTGGAATGTCACGGATGGCGGTCTAAGCATAACGCAAGGCTCTAATGTGCGATACATCGGTCTGCTTAATGAAGGGCACAGCAAGCAAGCGCCTGCCGGGTTCCTTGACCGCGCCGAAATCAGAGCGCAGGAATTGCTGGACAGTATTCTAGACGATCTAATAGGCGAGTTGTAGCCATGAGCGCAACACATAAAACCGGGGTCTATAACGTGCGCGCCTCGCTGGTAGCGTGGCTGGCGGGAGAGTTAACCACGTACTTGCCGTCCACCGTGCCTACCATGCGCCTGAACCTGGACCACCCCGAAGAACCGATTAACCCGCCGGAGTGGTCGATACATTGGCTAGGCGAACCCGGCTCCATTGTGCCCTTCTCCGGTGGTCATGTGGGCGGTGGGGAAGTGGGGCGGCGGCGTTATGGCCTGATGGATATCAACTGCTGGGTCACGCGCAAGGATGTCCAGTGGCGCGCCCAAATTAGCCAGATGCAAGATGCCGTTTCGCAGGCGCTTACCAACTCGCTCAGAACGGGCAGCAGCATTGCTATTCAAGACTTCTACACGAACGCTGATGCACCCGCCGATAGTGGGTATTTGATTTTCATTGACGAATGGGGCGGGCGCGAATCACCGCTTGACCCAAATCCAGACATACAACGTAAGAGGATCGTGGTCCAGTTCAACTGGATCGAAAGGGCTTAGCAATGACGGAAGTTCGCAGTCAAAATGAGGGCACTCTATATTGGGTGCAAGCGTCGGGTAGTGGAAACTTATGGGCGACAGCCAGCGCGCCTGCCTCTGGTACGCTGGGCTATGTCACCAACCTGACCCATACCAGCGCGCGTGATATTCAGCAGATTTTCGACCGGGGCAAACCCAAGCATCACAAGTGGGTACAGGACCAGGCCATTACTGTGCAGTTTGATTTGCAGTATGGTATCACGGCAGATTACCCGCCGGTCAACATTACGGCGTCGGGGTCTACCACGCCTATGATTCACATGGAATTGAAAATGACCGCGCCCGAAAACGGGGCGAGTGAGTATTTTCAGTATCACGGGGTCGCGCTCAATTCACTGCAATTCACCGAAGCTACGCCCGCCAATACGCAGGTATGGCAAGGTATGGCGCTCGCAATGAATGGTTCAACAGCGAGCGGCTATCTGGGGTAGGGTAAATCATGCCTGAAGCCTTTAGTTGGCCGGAGGGCGCTATCTATATCTGGACCGGCGGCGCGGGGGTAACGTCTGCGTTGGTGGCCTATGCTGAGAACGTCAGCGTTACCATGCTGCACGGTTGGTTAAACTACCGCACGCTAGATAGTGCCTACCATGATCGTCATACTGGGCAATCCGTCGAATTGCGCGTCGGGGCGTTGTACACGGTTGGCAACTCCGCATTGCAAACCATGTTTGACGCCAAAACCGCTGTGCATGTGCATGTCCCATACATAGGCGGTGGCGTATCCGGCGGGGTGTTTATCTACAGCGGGCGAATTGATGACGTGGCAGTCGTTGGACAACAGAATGATTTGACGCGCTATCGGTTTTCCTATCATGCCAATATATGGAGCGCTTACAACTAGGCGCAGAGAGGGCCATCCATGAGTGACAATAACGCGCGCTGGGCGACGTTTGAAGATTTCCAGACGAACACTTACACGTTTGAACTGGTGTCTCCTGACGATGAACGGCTATTGGTCGAGTTGCGGGCGCTAACCCCGGCTGAACTGCTAGAAGTCGGCAAGGCAAACCCGCGTCCAGAACCGCCGGTCAAAGACTTTCAGAAGATCGAAGGAACGGTCTACCCGGTCTATCGCACCGAAGACCCTGCCCACCAACAATCGCTTGAGGAGTGGGTTATGCGGCGCGCTCGGCTGCAAGTCGTGCGGGCATTGGTGCGCCCGGAAATACCGGGAAATACCGACGCCGCGCGTATTGAGAACCTGTTGGGCGTGCCCAACTGGGTTCAAACGGGCTTATGGTTGGCAGTGCAGAAGCTCAATGCTTCGCAGGAGAAGAACCTGATTCTGCGCCCCTTTCACAGTGATGGAAACGCTGCTGACGAAGACGTTGAGATCGCGGGGGTGGAATGAGGAGCAATTCTTCAATCTGCCGAGAGATGAACAAAACCGCCTGTTAGCATGGGAGCACCAACGCTGGCAGGCGGTTCAACAATCGCTCAATGATGCTATTGATCGGGCGAAAGACGACAAGGGGCGCATTCGTGCCGAGGTAATGACGATGCTGGCAGTAATCGAACTGCTGAAACGGATATAGCATGGCCGACCGGACCAGAACAATAACGCTGCGCGTGCGCGATGATTTCTCAAATCAGTTGCGGAGATATGCGCGCGACATGGGCGAAGCCACCGAGGTTACTGAGGATTTTAGCTCAGCAGCTACGGGTACGCGGTCAAGTGCTGAAAACTTCTTCTTTATGGCGAACGCTGCGCAAACACTCTTTAGCGCACTGAGCGGGGTAGTAAGCGCGGCTGATGAACTATCACAGCTAGGCGTTTCTACGTTGCAAAGTAAAATGGCGCTGGAAAACTATACCGGCAGCGCAGAGGAAGCGGCTACCTGGATTAACGCTATTCAGGAGGCGTCACGGGGCGCAGTCACCCAGGGCGAAGCGGCGGCGCAAGCCTATCAGATGATGCGGTTCGGGCTGGCGGACACAGCAGACGCGGCGGGCGACTTTGTAGAGATGGTATCCATTGTAGCGGCGGCAAGCCCACAATTGACCGGCATAGATGACGCCATTTCACAGATTTCCTTAACCATCTCAAATATGTCCTATGCACGCCTTGACCAGTTGGGCATATCGTCCGGCGAAGTACGGGCGCGTGTGGCAGAGCTTAAAGCCGAGATGGGCGTGGGCAAAGAAGAAGCGTTCCGCATGGCGGTCTTTGAGGAACTGGCCGAGCAAGCCGACGTGTTAGGCGTGGCGCTTATTGAGGTTGGCGACGCCCAGGAACGTATGCGCACCAGATTTCGTGGATTCAAAGAGGATATAGCAGAAAGTGCCGCAATAGGATTTGAAGCTGTTATTGAGGGCGCGGAAGGCGCAGCAGCGGCAATAGAGAAATTTGGCGTTGTAGCCTTTGCTAAAGCTGCTTCCAATGAGGTTCTTGGAACCAATTTTGAGCTTTTCTCGGAACCAACGATAGGACCGGGATCAGGTGAGGCAATGCAGCGCTCCATGCAAGCACGCCAAGACGCCTACCAAACTATGCAAATGCGCGGCTCAGTTTTGCAAATCGGCGGACGTGTTGGTGGCATGGAGGGGGCAGCAAACCTTCCAGCCAAACGGCGGGCGGTGGCACAGTCTCAACACAATGCCGAGATGCTAGAGGGAATTAACCTCATGCGGCAACTTAATGATGTCGAAGCGCGCCGCGAGGGAATGAAAGACGATCTATATACCCGGGAACGGGATGTTACGCGGGGGCAACCTGCTGGCGGATGGAATACCTCATTTAGCATAGACCCGTCTGGTGTTACGGGGATCGATGAATATATCCAAAAACTAGAAGAAGTAGAAGCCGCCGAAGAGCGCGCGGCGCTTAAGAAAGAACAACGGGAACAATTATATGAACGCGAGCAAACAGGCGGCGGGTATATTACCTCGTTTACGATGGAAGGTGTTGACGATTATATTGACCGCTTCGACGCACTGGCTACCGCTGAGAACATCGGCCCGGAAATTGCCGCCATGTTCCAGACTATCGGCGGGGCAGTTAGCGACGCGACCAGCGATCTTAACGATTTCGCCGCCTCTGCCGAAGAAGTGAGTTTTGACTCACTTGCTGAGAAGTTTGGCACGCTGGAAGATTCGTTTTCGTCGGACGTGCTGCGTTCAATGCGTGACGCGCTTTCTGAGGTTGGCGTAGAATCGGAAGCCGCCGCCGCTGCAATGGAAGCCTACCAACAAACGACCGGATTAGCCAACACTGAAAGCGCCGTTTTCGACCAGCAAATGGTCAATATTGCCGAACAATTCTCAACGGGCGAACTGTCTGCGGCTCAATATGCCGAAGCGGTGGACCAGTTATCACTGACTGATTTTAGCGGGCTAAATGAGGCGTTTAGCACCGTCATCGATACCCAGGGATTGGAAGTTTATATGGGCATGTTAGACCGCATGTCTACGATGGATATTGACCAACTTGCAGGCGTGACGGCAATGATGGCTGACCCGTTCGCGGCAATGGCTGACGTAATGGGAATGCCCGGTATAACAGAGCGCGGCGGGGTAGTGGGCGAGGAGACGGTGGTGGGTGATGAGGCCGTGCAAATATTTGACCCTGAAGCCGCCGAAGAAGCATCTAACGAGGTGCTCAATATATTGCAAGAGGGTATACCGGAAATACGCGCCCAGCTTGACACGGTTACTGATGTATCTAGCGCCATGTTCGATCCAATGGTTGGGTCAGCCGCCGCCAGCATCAGCGAAGTTGAGGCACAATTGGACGCACTATCTAGCCGGACCTGGGAGGTTAACGTAACCGTTGGCCTTGACCAGCCGGTGGTGGTAGGCGCGGGTGGCAATGGCGGACAAGCCCCGGTTGTAGAAACGACAATTAATGTAGACGGGCGCGAAATTGCCAATGCAACCGACCAGGGCAACTGGAGGGACAATCGTTAACGATGACAACCTTCAAGCTGGAAGTGGATTGGGACGGTGACGGCTACGCCTCCGCCGGGGGCGACTTTGCCGACACGCTGATTAACACCTACAACGCCGATGCGCTGTGGAAATTTACCGATGTATTTGCAGACAACGCGGTTATATGCCACAACGAAACGGACTACAACGGCACGGCTACCGGCGTGACGTGGCAAGATACCGCTAGCCCGATTGTGTCCGACGAAAACAGCGCGCCAAAATTCGATGGCACCAACGACTATTTTAACCTGTTTACGACTGCCTTCCGTGACATTTTTGACGGTGATACCTGTAGCGTGATGATATGGGTCAAGCCGGACACGAACGCATTTAGCGCTGTTCGGCATATCTGGCGGATGCAGGGCAGTATCGATTTCCGTACTCAGACCCACTCATCGGGCGACCGGATACGTGCTCTGCGTGGCTCTACGTTTGTAGGGGATACCGACACGTTTACCGGGTGGCACATGTTGACCGTAACCACCGATGACGCGACCAACGCCTTTAAGATATATTTCGATAACGCTTTGCTAGACAGCTGCACGCAATCTAGCGCTTTCGGAACGCTGACATCATTCCTGATAGGGGCCAGCGCAGACACGCCTAGTAACGTATTCGAGGGGTGGCTAGCGTGGCTAACCGTGTGGTCTGGTACGGAATTGTCCCTGAATGACATTCAGGCGATTTACGCCGCCAGCCAGTTGCCAGGGTCTAGCGAAAACGATTTGACGCTCTACACTGAGCGGGCTTACTGGTCTGTCGGGGCGTTTGACCTTGAGCGCCGGGTGGCTTCCACCGGGCAAATGACGGCTATTCTAGACAACGGTACTAAGAACTTTTCGCCCGCGTTCACGGGGGGCGATTATTACGGACGATTGGTGCCAGGGCTGAATATGCGGCTCACGGCAACGGTGGGGGTAACTACGCACACGCTCTTTACCGGGTATACACGGAGCTTTGAACCCGACGCGGGGGCCGGTGGGCGCAAGATGTGTACAATGGTGTGTGAGGACCGGCTGGGGCTGGTACAACGCGCGCAAATTAGCCTGCCGCTGCAAGAGAACTACCGCTTTGACCACCTGCTAGCACTCATTGCGTCGGATGTGTTTGAGGGCGGGCGCGCCTCATCGAAGATCGGGTTCCTATATAACCCGGACGATGGCGACACGTTCACCATGACGTATGCCCACCCGGAAACGGGCACCGAGACCACCGTGTATACGTTCAAAAACGCGCTGGTCAGCGCCTATGACGTGCTGATTGCCGCCACGCGCGACGAAACCGCTGAGAATTTCAGCGCGGCGGTCAATAACGCAGACGGCGAAGAAGAAACTTACGGCGCGAACACCTACCGAAACGGCTATCTGGTAGCTGATGACCCCGTTGACGGTACGGAATTTGGCGGCGGTGACATTACGCCTTACGCTGGCTCGGCGGGTAACTGGCCGCTCGGCGCGACGGCTGACCCCGGCAGTAACACGTATTGGATGCGCCAAACCATTGTAGTAGCAACTGGCGGCAACCTGACCAGTATGACTACGGACTTCGGCGCAACGACTGGCGCGCCGTCGGGCACGGTAACGTGGGAATTCACGGACGATAGCGAGACGGTTATCCAGACAGGCACGTTTACGCCCAGCGCCAGCGCAACCAACACTATCACGCCTACCGATTTGTTCATTGAGGCGGGCACCTACCGGCTGGTATTTAGGCCAACCGCCGCACAATCGCCGGGGAACTATTGGACGATTATCTATAGCATCGGGACCGACCCGTATGCCGCCGCTGATGCCGAATACAATACGGATGGCGGCGGCTGGGGCGCGTGGGGCAATGGCGAAGACCTTGCGTGCTCATTCACGATTGCCAGCATTACGCGCCGCGATGTTATTCTGCGAGCTACCGCACGCGGGATATGGTGGTCCGATTACGGCAGCTACAGCAGTACGGGCGACTGGCGACACACCGACGCGGGCGATGATACCGCCGGGACGGATGCGCCAGCGGGCGCAACGGACTTTGAGACCGGCACTCAGGCGTTTGGATATGCGGCGGAAAATTGGGACCTTAACGACACCAATGCCATCACCGCGTTTGAGCAGTCTACTAACAGTGAGTGGGGCTTTTTCTGGATTGCGCGTGACGGAACGCTAGTCGGCAAAAATAGAAACTGGTATTTCACGCGCGCCACGTCCGCTACTGATATCACCATCGCGGCGCAGGGGATAACACTGCGCGGGCGACTGACAGGCGACACGGTTTACAATCGAATGATTGTTAACTATACGCCGAAGACGACTAAAGCGGTAGGCGTTATCGCGCAGGCTAACCGAGTCTTACGCATTCCAGGCAAGGGCATTAACCCGATCACGTTAGGGCAGGGGGGTGCACGCCCGTTGGGACAGCGCTACAGCCGCCTCAACGGATACGCAGGTGGCAGCGCCAGTACTGCGCCTGCCGCTGGTGAAACCCTAACGCGCCTCAGTTTTACGGACCCGGATACGGGGCAGGTCATGGGCGCAAAGAATGTTATTAACCCGGTACCTGGAACAGATTACACGGTCTACGATGACGATGCGGGCGAGGGCTTCAACTACACCAACACCAGCCCCCGGCGGCACTTTCCATCGGCGGCAGTGGTGGGCAGCGGCGTAGAGATTGCATGGAAAAACACAGCAACGGGCGAACTATACATTCGCGGTTTGCAAGTGCGCGGCACGGCAATTATTGGGTATGACCCGCAACAGGCCATCCGGCAAGATGACGACAGCACTAGCGATTATGGCTTGCGCGAAAAGGTCATTGATATCCCGTTTCATTCAACGGAAAATTTCGCGGGCGCAATAGCAAATTACATGCTGGCCCGCTACAAAATACCGCGCTACATCATCGAAAGCGTGGAGCTTGACGGGCTAAGCCTATTCAGCGCCGTAAGCCCGCTGGCGACGGAATTAGGCCATGTGGCTGCACTAACCGATGACCAGCTAGGCATCAGTGGTCAACGCTACGTGGTAATGGGTATTGACGGGCAACTGGACAGTGGCAGCGAACAGTGCAAATTGACGTTTCGCTTTTTGCCCCTGGACGACTCAACCTACTGGCTATTAGAAGATGCAACTTATGGCGTGTTGGGAGAAACTACACGCCTAGCGATTTAGGAGCGAGAGCATGGGGTCAGCGTGGACCGATCCGAAAACATTCACAGCGGGTATGGTGGTTGGCGAAACGGATATGAACACTTACATCCGCGACAATACCAACGCGCTTAAAAATCCGCCGTTTCAGCAAACAGCGGGATTGAATACCGCGACGGCGTTTTACAGCTGGGACAACGCCTCAGACTTTACCGCGATTACGGGGCTTGAATTGACCATGACCACGTATGGCGGCGATATCAAGTGCGGGCTTCTCGGATACTTTGGGCCGCCGCCGTATCTGCAATTCTCGTATGACGGCAGCGCTCAGACGACACACGGCAAGGGCATCTACGAAGCGCAGCAGAGCGCCTCAGTACACCTTGAGGCATTCATAACAGGTCTGGCAAGCGGAGCACACACATTCCGCCCACTCTGGAAGGCCGTAAGCACACGAACGCGCCTTGACGTGAGCGGGCACGAGGTCATCTTTTGGGTAAGGGAGCAAAGCTAATGAAGAAAGTCACCGTTGGGATTATCACCGTACTAGTTCTGGCGTTGCTCGTAAGTGCCGCGCCTGCCGTGCTAGCTGACGACACGGAACCGGCGTTTCGTCCGTGCAAGGTCACGAGTCAGATGTTCGTGCTATCCGTTAAGAACCTAAGCCCGGATGTGGAGCGCCTCGGTTACTTGCCGCAGTGGTCCGCGTCAACGGTACGCGACCTGGGCGACTTCCAACCGAATCAGTGGAAGCGTTTTTGCGTGACGCTGCCGGGTGGTATCTGGTCCGCGTATTTGTGGGCACGGCACGCCCCGGTCTATATCGGGCAATGGGAAGGCTACGGTTGGGGACCGGCTACGCAGTTGCGCGGCGGGTTGCCTCAATGTGACAGTTGGATGTCCGCGCAGGTGTGCGGTTATCGGTAAGCGCAAAACCACCCGCGTCGCGCGCGGCTTGAGGGCCAACGCGCTAGCGGGCTTAAGTCAAGTATAACATAAAACAAACGGCCCCCGAATGAGGGGAAAACATGGAACTCGTACAGGCAGTAGCAGCACTTATAGCAGCAGTCGCCACGCTCATAAGCGTGGTTGTGGTTGCGTTGCGCCGAGCATCTAAGCGAACCGACGAATTGATCCAGGAGTTACGCAACGATATCAGGGATGAACGAGACCTGAGGATCAAGGCTGAGGAGTTATGGCGTGGTGAGATAGTCAAGCGCGAACGGCAGGGCCAGGAAATCGAGAGTCACCGCGCCGAAATCGCGGTACTGACTCGGACCACTGACGACTTGCTAACCTGGAAAGAAAAGGCGCAAAACGACCTGGACGCGAAAACGCAGCGTATTGAACACCTTGAACGGGATAACGGCCACCTTCGTGAAGACAATATCAAGTTGGCAGCCGAAAATCATACGCTTAAGATCGAGGGCCGCGCCTATCGCGGGGCGCTGGCGTTGGTGGGCGAAAAGGTGCAAGAAGCTGTTGAGGCCCGCGCCGCACAAGAGGACCACGAAAAACACGTAGGGGAACGCACTGCATGAGCACCTGGCACGGCTACATAGGCGTAATGGACGTGGCGCTGACCGCGCCGCAACGCGCGGCAATCCTGGCGGCGTTTGATGCGCTGGGACCGGGCGACGATCCAAGCCCCGCGCGACTGCTACACCGCCGGGTGGCGCTGGACGGGGATAAGGTTATCTATGAAGCCGCGTTCAACGTGTCTAACCTGACGGTTGAACACGTCAAGAACTTCTTAGCAGCGGCGGTAGGCGTTGACCCTGGTCTCATTGACGATGCCACGCAACAAACGCAGTACGGGCCGCTGGTGACGTACAGCGCGGGCGGCACTGACCGAATGCGCTTCCTTGTGTACGCCGGGTTATCTGCGACGTGGGACGGAAGCCGTCAGCAAGCGCAGGCATATATCCTGAATAATATAGAGGAATGGGAGACAGAGTAAATGGAAGTATGGAACGCAACACCGGAAATTCTACAGGTAGTATGGAACATTGCCCTGATTGTCTTGTCAACGCTGGCAACGGCGGCGGCGGCGGGCGCACTGGGCGGCGGCGCAATTAAAGCCGCGCGGTGGGCGTGGCAACAAGCACGACCCATGCTAGACGAACCAACCGACCCGGCAGTGGAATATATCGCCAAGAAATCGGGGCGCGCACCGAAAGCCGTTAGTGAATTTATCATTGCGCGGGGCGATGAGATTATCGCGCTGTTACCGAAGGAAGCCGAAGTGCCGGGGGAGCCTGAATAAATGCGCCGTCTCGGAATCGCGGGAGCGGTCGCGCTGACCGCTCTCTTTTTGGTTGCGTGTGGCACGGTCGTAATCGAGCCAGTGGTGGTACGCGGGGTGCGCGATGGCACACCGTTTTCATGGTCGATAGGGCAGGTGGCAAGCTCTACACCTACGGGCACGCCTGCGCATAGTCCCACGCCTACCAGGACGCCCACAGCGCCGCCGAACACGGCAACCGCTACGGTTACGCCGTCGCCCACCGTGACGCCCAGTGCCACGCCAACGGCTACCGCGTCTCCGACCGCAACCGTTAGCCCAACCGTCGCGCCGCCGGGGAACGAAGCCGCCTATGCTGCGCTGATGGTGGCGGTCATGTCGGGCAACCAGTATCCCGACCTGCTGAGCAGCGCGGAATCGGGCGACCTATACCGTTGCGGGCGCACGTTGAACACGGGCATCACGGCGCTGCTGCTCACGTATCAGCGATCAAACGACCCGGCGCTGTTGGTGGAAATCAACCGCATTATGGACACGCTCTGGCAGAACGTGCGTGACCACAACGGGGACGGATACCGCTCGCTGCTGTGGCTAAAGCAAGGCGACCAGCACGACGGGCGCTATGGCAAGGATACCGATCCAATGGATAACATCTTGTGCCACAGCCTGCTTGCCGGATACGCCGCCGCGCTGATTGACGCGGGCGACGTGGTACGGGCTGGCGAGTGGGCCGAATACCTGTTTGCGGACTTCGTGGCGCGGTGGGACGAACGAAAGGGCGGGCTACCATTCAAGGACCTGGCTCACCCGTATCTGGCCCTCGTGCGCCTCAACTATTATCTTGCGCGGGTGGCAGAGCACACCGGGCGCGATCCTGAGCGCTGGCAAGCCGACGCGGATGAGTACGCGCGGGTGGCTTTCGATACGTTGTTCGTCGAGGATGGCGACCTGTACACCTGGGACCACCGGGTCACGTATTACGGCAAGCCGCCGTATGGTTGCCAGAATTCCGAATACGCCGCGCTGTCCATGATTAGCGTGGTGGATTTGGCGCGGGCGGGTTACGCGCCGTTCGCTGGCGATGCGGTCATGCGTCGGTTTGCAGCAACGTGGCGTCGCGTGCTGGACACGGATACCACCAGCGTGATACGTGGGGACGTATGCGGCGCGGGGACGATGGCGGCTACTAAGTTCCTAATTAGTTTCGCGCCGCTGTTGTCAATGTGGGACAGCACGGGCT